ACAGAAGAAGCGTGGAATGAAGTTTATGATAAACTAGGTAGACCTGAATCTGCTGAAAAATATTCTTTAGATGCAAAATCAGAAATCGTAAATTTTGATGAAGCTGCAATTAAATCTTTTGCAGAACAATCGCATAAGCTAGGTTTAAATAATAAACAAGCTCAAGGTATCTTAGAGTTTTATAAAACTAATATGGAAGGTACAGCTCAACAAGCAAAGATCGATACTGAAACTGCTCAAGCTCAAGCTGAACAACAGTTAAGACAAGAGTGGGGTCGAGACTTTGAATCAAAAGTAAAACAAGCAGGTGCATTAGCAAAAGCGAATATGGATGCCAATGTTTTAGATATGACTTTATCAAATGGTACAAGGTTAGGTGATCATCCAGAAGTCATAAAAGGTTTTGCAAAGATAGCAAGTATGATGCAAGAAGATAAAATAGTTGCAACAGAAAGCGAAAATGTAAACACAACTAAAGATTTGGAAAGTGAAATATCAGCTATTATGAATGATAAGAACCATCCATATCATATCAAAGGACATCCTGATCACGATAAAAGTGTGCAACAATTACTTACTTTAAGAGAAATGTTACATGCCAAATGATAATAGTCATCTTAATAATGAAGAAATAAAGCTCGAAATATTAAGAATAGTTGTAGAAGCAGGCACTCTAAATCAAAAAGATAACCCCTTGCCAATCTGTGAAAATTATTATAAATGGATTAAAGGTAAGACAATTCGCAAGAACCTTACTGGCAAGAAGGAATAGACTCTAGTCTAACAGACTTTAAATGCAAGAGATGCCTACCTTTTGGTGGAGAACCTTTCTGATTATTTTAACTTAACAATAATATGGAGAGACAATTATGTCATCAAATATAACTACAGCTTTTGTACAGCAGTATTCTGCTAACGTACAAATGCTATCTCAACAAATGGGATCGTTATTAAGAGACAAAGTCAGATTAGAAAGCGTTGTTGGAAAAAATGCTTTCTTTGATCAAGTTGGCTCAGTAACTGCTGTTGAAAAAACTAGCAGACATTCAGACACTCCACAAATAGATACACCTCACGCTAGACGTAGAGTATCTCTTTCGGATTATGAATTTGCTGATTTAATAGATCAACAAGACAAAGTAAGACTCTTAATTGATCCTACTTCATCTTATGCTCAAGCTGCTGCTATGGCAATGGGTAGAGCTATGGATGACGTGATCATTTCTGCTGCACTAGGTACTGCGTTTACTGGTGAGACAGGATCAACTAGCACATCAAATGCGAATACAATCGCACATGGTTCTGCTGGTTTAACTATTGCTAAATTAAGAAGTGCAAAAGAAACTCTTGATTTAGGTAGTGTAGATCCATCTATACCAAGACACATCATAGTATCTCCAAAGCAGATTACTGATCTTTTAGGAACAACTGAGGTTACAAGTTCAGACTTCAACACTGTCAAAGCATTGGCAAATGGTGAAATCAACTCGTTCCTTGGTTTTAACTTTATTGTATCAAACAGACTATCGCTATCTGGCTCTACTAGATCGTGCATTGCTTATGCACAAGATGGTATTGCTCTTGCGGTTGGTAAAGATGTTCAAGCTAGAATAGATGAGAGAGCAGACAAATCGTATGCTACTCAAGTTTACTACTGCATGAGCATTGGTGCTACTCGTATGGAAGAAGCGAAAGTTGTTGAAGTACAAGCAACAGAATCGTAATAGGAGGATTATATGGCGAATGTAAATACAGATATTGTAACAAATTTTGTTGCAACTCCTCAGGTTAAGAATGATTCCCAGCAATTACATGGCGTAAAAAGAATTGCTCAAGGAACTATTGCTTTAGCTGCTGGAGACTTATCAGCGTCTGACACAGTAATGTTAGCACCTGTACCAACTAATGCTAGTATATCCTCAATCAAATTGTTTAATGACGATTTAGATTCTGGAACTACTATGACAACAGATGTTGGCTTATACTCAACAGCGATTGCTGCTGTAGATGATGACGCTTATGCTTCTGCAATTACTGACCTTAGAGGTGCGGTAACTACAGGAACTGAAGTAGCGTTTGAAGCTAGAGACATTAACAAGTGCGGTCAGAAAGTCTGGGAAGATGCTGGACAATCTTCTGATCCTGGTGGGTACTACTACGTTGCATTAACTTTTGATGCAGCTGGTGATACTGCTGGTGATTTGAGCTTTGTTATTGAATACACAGTAGACTAATCAATGAATATTAGGTGGGGAGCAATCCCCACCTTTTTATGAAAAATATTAAAGAATTAAAACCTGTACTACACTTTAAAAAAGATAATTATGTGTACAGATATGTTTTGGTAGACAGATTTAAACATGGTCCTAAATACCATTATGGATTTGATACTAAAGAAGAACGAACAGAAGAAGAAATTTTTGCTTTAGAAAAAGATAGACAGATAAGGCGAAAGTATATTATAAGGAAGTAATATGGCATCAGTAGTAGACATTTGTAATGGAGCATTAAATCAACTAGGTGCAACAACAATCCTTTCACTTACAGAAGATTCAAAAAATGCAAGACTTTGCAACTCAAGATTTACACAAGTAAGAGATGCAGTATTTAGATCACATCCTTGGAACTGCTTACAAAAAAGACAAGAACTAGCAGCAGACACTACAGCTCCTGCATGGGGTTTTAAATTTGCTTATACTTTACCGGCAGATTGTTTAAGGTTATTAAGAATATTAGATTATGATTCAAACTACAAGGTAGAAGGTAGAAAGATATTAAGTAATACTTCTAGCATGAAAATATTATATATTGGCAGAGTTACAGATCCTAATGAATATGATGAATCATTAAGAGAAACTTTATCTGCTGCTTTAGGTGCTGATATAGCTTTTGCAGTAACATCAAATAATCAAACAGCAACTAATATGTACAATTTATTTCAAGATAAATTAAAAGATGCTAGATTTGTAGATTCAACTGAGGGTCAGAATATAGATCAAGATTTAGGTATGTCAGATCAAATAGATGCAAGTACATTTATTAACTCAAGGTTTTAATAAATGGCAAGGGTCGCTGTTGAACTTACAAACTTTACAGGCGGTGAGCTATCACCAAGATTAGATGGTAGAACTGATCTAACTAAATACTCATCAGGTTGTTCAACATTAGAAAATTTAGTTGTTTACCCACATGGTTCAGCAGCTCGTAGACCAGGTTCTACATTTATAGCAGAAGTAGCTGACAGCGATAATAAAACAAGATTAATCCCTTTTGAATTTTCTACAACTCAAACTTATATGCTTGAGTTCTCAAATTTAAAAATGAGAGTGTATAAAGATAAAGGTGCTGTATTAGAAGGAGATAAAACTATAACAGGAATTACACAAGCTAATCCTGCTGTCGTAACTGCAACTTCACATGGTTACTCTAATGGTGATGAAGTATTGATTAGTGGTGTTTCTGGTATGACAGAAGTTAATGGTAAAAGATTTTTAGTTGCAGATAAAACTACCAATACATTTGAACTACAAGATAAAGATGGTGTAGATATAAACAGTACATCATTTACTGCTTATGCTTCAGGTGGTGTATCTAATAAAGTTTTTGAACTAACAACACCTTACACTACTGCACAACTTTTTGATTTAAAATTTGCACAAAGTGCCGACGTTATGTACATCACACATCCATCACACGAAGTAGAAAAACTATCTCGTACTGGTCATACATCTTGGACATTAACAGATGTGGATTTTACAAAAGGACCAATGCAAGATGCTAATACAACTGGCACAACTTTAAATCCTGGAGCTACAGCAGTAGGCACAGGAGTTTCATTAGCAGCTTCTGCTACTACAGGTATTAATGGTGGATCAGGATTTCAATCAACAGATGTTGGAAGATTTGTTTTTCTTCATAGTGGTTATGCAAAAATAACTGCTGTTACAGATACAACAAATGCAACAATAGAAATTTTAACAACACTAAGTGCTTCAACTGCTACAGCAGATTGGCGATTAGGAGCTTTTTCAGATACCACAGGTCATCCTTCTTGTGTAACTTTTTTTGAACAAAGATTAGTATTTGCAGGAACAACTGATCAACCACAAACAATATTTTTTTCAAAGTCCGGTGATTATGAAAACATGGATGCAAACATTGGTGGCACTGTAGCAGATGATGATGCCATCATTTATACAATCGCATCAAACCAAGTTAATGCGATTAGATTTATGACAGCAACTAGAACTTTAATTATTGGCACAGCAGGTGGTGAGTTTACTGTATCAGGAGGTGGTACTGATAGTGCTATTACACCAACAAACATATTAATTAAAAAACAATCTAACCATGGCTCGGCAAATGTAGATGCTATATCTGTAGGTAACGCAACATTATTTTTACAACGTGCTAAAAGAAAAATAAGAGAATTAGCATATAACTTTGATGTGGATGGCTATATTGCACCTGATATGACTATTCTTGCTGAACATATTAGTGAGGGTGGTTTGACACAGATTGCTTATCAACAAGAACCAAATCAAATCGTTTATGCTACAAGAAATGATGGTGAGTTAGTAGGATTAACTTATCAGAGAGAACAACAAGTAACAGCTTGGCATAGACATATTTTTGGTGGTAGATTTGGCAATGCAACAATAACAGTTACTGATTTTGCAAATATAGCAGATGGTACAAGAATAGTTTTAACAAAAGCAGATGGTACAACTACAACCTTTACTTCTGCTACATCTGCTACAAGTGGTAAGTTTCATACTACATCTAGTAATAATCAAACAGCTACAAACCTAAAAACATTAATAGATGCTGACTCTGATTTCACAGCAACAGTTAGTAGTAATGTAGTTACAATTACAGAGACATCACCTTTGTCTACAGGATTTTTAACTATTACATCTTTAGATGATTCTGTCAGATTAGCAAAAACTAATGAAGGTAAAGCAGTATGTGAAAGTGTTGCTGTAATCCCAACAGATGATACAGAGTATGAAGTTTATGTAATTGTTAAAAGAACAATTAATGGTGCAACAAGAAGATTTGTAGAAGTTTTGAATGTATTTGATTTTGATCAAACAGATAACTCATCATTTAATTTTTTAGATAGTCAATTAAGTTATAGTGGTAGTGCTGCAAGCACCATATCAGGATTAGATCATCTTGAAGGACAAACTGTTTCTATACTTGCAGATGGTGCATCACATCCAGATAAAACTGTAAGCTCTGGTAGTGTAACTTTAGATCGTTCTGCATTAAATGTAAAAGTTGGTTTAGCTTATACATCTTTACTACAAACTATGAGATTAAATGCTGGTTCACAGAATGGAACATCACAAGGTAAAACTAAAAGAATATATGACATTACTGTTAGAATGTTTGAAACAATCGGTGTTGAAGTTGGACCAAACTTAAATGATATGGAAAGAATACCATTTAGAAGTTCTGCTGATTTAATGGATGAAGGTATACCACCATTTACAGGAGACAAAGAGGTAGAGTTTAGAGGAAACTATGAAACAGATGGTTTTATCTTTGTTAGACAAA